CGCGATGGTTTGGGAACGAAATCCAAACGAAATCGGGGATCGTACCCTGTTGTTCGACAATTGGCGAGCGAGGCTCTGCGCTTTTCTCGGTATACCTCCTGGGCCTGGCCTACGCTCCCAGTCACCGAGACTGGTTGTCTAGCCATGGACATCACGCATCTCCAAGATCGGGTCAATTGGGGATTAAACCGGGCCGCGAACGTGGTGGGAGAACCAACGGACGCCTTCCGCCCCAACGGTACAAATGATCCAATCAATCTATCTAACAGATTCCTTCACCTGCCGGCCTTCTTCGGACCCGCGACCGGAGTGATGTCACGAGCGGTCGGCTATGGCGAGTCCGTATGGTGCGGAATATTCGATGCTGCATATACCAAGGCCGGTGATTATCTCAAAAACAGCAGTGGACTCTGGTTTGTGATAGCTCAACAAAGCCTATTACCGGTGCTTTGTGTCAAAGCAAATCGGGTTATGTCGGTAACTCGTATAATGGCCCCAGCCACGGGGGCCGCTTATGGATCCGCAACCGAGGGGACAACGATGACCATCCTCTCAAACTGGCCAGGAAGCTTTCTGGTCGAAGGTAAAGAGGAGATGCCAGGCAGCGGCCTGCCTTCAGATACCGCCGCCCCCACCTGGATTGGCCTACTTCCAGCTGTCCATCGCCAATCTATTCAATCGGCCGATATCATCACGCTTAACGATAATACCAGGGGTGTCGTCATCGCAGCCGAACTCACCGATCTAGGCTGGCGCCTGAAAATCCGGCAAGCGACAACCTAATGGCCGACCTGTCAGACGTCGAAATAGCACTGACTGCCCAGGTGGTGTCGGCCCTTTATCCTTCTGGCCTTGCGTTTAATAGCGCCCTCGGAGTGAATTGCCGGATTTATCGAGGATGGCCTGGTCCATCCGCACTGAACGCCGATTTGGCCGCGGGAGCGATAAATGCCACAATATTTCCGGCACGCGAACTGGATAAAATCGACGATCCGTACCTGAACTGTGAAGTCTCTACGATCCCGCTGTCAGAACTCACCGTCATGGTCGATAACGATACAATTTTATTCTCAGGCGGCGTGACCTTGGGAATCCTCGCCGGTGTATTGGCGGACAACTCATCGTTTATTTACCAGACATCAAGCGGCGATACTCCGGCCAGCATCGCGGCCAGTCTTGCCGGTAAAATCAGACCTATACGACCCGTCGTATATTCAGGTGCAAGCTTGAGTATTCCTGGCACGACGACATTGATCGCCAGAACCCAACAAGCCGCGGTTCTGACACGAGCGTCGCGCCGTCTCCGCCGAGACTTACATGTCGCGCTATGGTGTCCAAATCCGTCGATACGAGACGCGGCGGCGAAAACCGTTGATACCTTGATGTCGACAAAATCCTTTATCGAGCTTTCAGATGGCACCGCATGTCATGTTTTGTACCGTTCTTCGCAAGTTTACGACCAGTCTCAAAACGCTAATCTCTACCGGCGTGACCTAATTTATTGCTGCGAATACGTGACAACTACCCAGGTCAACGCGCCGTTGATGATGTTTGGTCAACTGGCCCAGGCCACCACGCACTATGTTTGATCCACGAGCCAACCCGAATGATCTTCCCGGCGGATCGCGGTTTCCCGATTGGTTGGATATCTCCGCTATCTGTGCCGTTCCGCCGATCACTCCGTAAATGAACGGAAATTCAGATTGCCATGCCAACTCTCATTTCTCATGTCTGGAAACCCAGTAACGCTCGTGCGCTAACTATCGACAGTTTCTTGCCGGTTCCCAGGGGCACGACCGCGGTTACTCCTCTCACGCTGAATTGGCCGGTGAAGGATCCGGCCGACGTGTTAGATTATCAATTGGATATAGGTCCCGCATTGACGGGAAACGCGGATGACGCAATTCAGGATGTTGATATCACAATTGACCCCAGTCAGCCTGGTGATTTGTCAGCGGATAATATCTTGGCTGACGGAAGCCGGATTGTCATTTGGTTCTCCGCGGGACAGGCGGGTGTCACATATACCGTAACGGCGCAAATCGTCCTGACCAGTGGACGATCGATTCAGCGTTCTATACTGCTTCCGGTCCTCGCCTTGTCGACCCCTTCCGCACCTGCCGACGCGATCACAAGCTCGGCAAACAGTCCGTTAACCGACCAAAATGGTAACCCAATATCGTCTATGTAAGGCCGACCGGTGTCATGCTTGCCGCGACCGTCATTTCGTTGCCTGACCCGGACCGGACGGGCTCTCGATCGGCCAGGAGACAATTTTAGAACGGAAGGACCTTTAGAATATGCCTGTATTTCAGAATGGCTCCATTAACAATACCGCGTTAGTTGTTCCTGATTTATATGTCGAGGTTGTTCCGCCTCAAAACCTGGTTTTGAATGGCGTTCCAACCAACATATTGGGGGTGATTGGGACATCATCCTGGGGGCCAGTTGGGACGCCGGTGACAGCCGGGTCAATGTCAAACTATTATTCCGCTTTCGGCCCCCTGATGCCCCGAAAATACGACATGGGCACTCAGTTCGCCACGGCCGTTCAGCAGGGCGCTCAGAGCTTCATCTGCGTACGCGCGACCGATGGGACCGACACTGCCGCGTCGGCAATTTTTCCAGGAACGGCTGTCACCCTTACAGCGCTGTACACGGGATCTCTCGGTAATCAAATCGCGGCAACCCTCAAATCTGGGTCGTTGCCGGGAAGCTGGGCCTTGGTGATACAATTTCCTGGGCACCAGCCGGAGATTTTCGATAATATAGGCGGCTCTGGCGCGCAATTTTGGCAGGCCCTTTCTGAGGCTGTCAATCAAGGCGTGGGTGTGCCGCGCGGCCCTTCCGCCGTCATCACTCTTCTGGTTACCGGAAATACCAGCACGCCATCACCTACGTCTTTGACGCTTGGCAGTACGACTGCCGGCTCAGACGGTGCGGCCGGGGTGGGTCCGGCTCAGTTGGTCGGACTTGACGGCGCGACACGTAGCGGAATGTATGCGCTGCGCGCGCAAGGTTGCGGCTTAATGGTGCTCGCCGACTCCGATGATCCACAAACCTGGACCGAACAAGCGGCGTTTGCGATGAGCGAAGGTTTGTACGCAATATTGAGTGGCCCTCAAGGAGACACAATCGCCAATGCCGTAACAATCAAAGGTGCCATGGGATTAGATTCATATGGTGCCAAACTGATGTTCGGCGATTGGTTATGGTGGCCTGATAGCGTCAACGGTATGGTTCGCCTGGTTTCACCGCAAGGCTTCGCGGCCGGGCGTCTGGCGAACCTATCACCTGAGCAATCCAGTCTGAACAAGCCCTTATACGGGATCATCGCGAGCCAATCGTCTGGCGTGCCGCGGTCGGGGCAATCAGCGGCCTACTCGTCGGCTGATCTGACAGCCCTGTTTAGTGCCGGCATTGATGTTATCGCGAACCCACAGCCCGGTGGGGCCTTCTGGGGCGTACGGGGAGGCCGCAATTCATCGTCAGACATTACTCGTAACGGCGACAATTATACGAGGTTGACAAATTATATCTCCGAATCTCTTTCATCCGGAATGGGCAAGTATGTTGGGCAAGTAATTTCGGATAGTCTATTTATGAGCATAAGGGGAACTCTTCTCTCATTCTTACAAAATATGCTGAACCAAGGTCTTCTGGGCGTTACGGGCGGCGCTCTGCCCTACAGCGTAATCTGCGACGCCTCAAATAACCCGTCCAGCCGCACTGGCCTGGGGTACGTCCGGGCCGATGTTCAGGTTCAATATCAGGCGATCAATGACATATTCATCGTCAATCTCGAAGGAGGGCAGACCGTCCAAATATCCAAGCAAACGCTGCCCAGCGGACAACCGGGTCAATAGGATCAAAGAATGTCAATCGCTGCTTTCTCAATCGGACGCGACACACGCCTGGTCATCATGGCTTTCTCGGGCCGGATAGATTTGTCACACGTTATTGGGTTTGAGAGCCGTCAGGCAACACAATCAGTACGAGTAAATCGCCTGGACGGTAATCATATTGGAATGGAACTGCCCAAGGGTTGGGAGGGCAGTTTTGAGTTGGAGCGCGGTGACTCGACGGTAGATGACTTCATCGCCGCAACCGAACAAGGGTATTTTAATGGCGTGATATCGGCGTCAAGCTCAATGTATCAATATATAAATGAAACTGACGGGTCAACATCAACCTACCAATATGACATGGTCGTTTTCAAACTTTCAAATGCAGGCCAATGGCGCGGCGACAACGCGGTGAAGCAGAAGCTGGAATTTTTTGCATCGAGAAGGAGGCGAATTTGACCTCGGAAGTCCCTGGTAGCAATCTTAAAAACACGACAATCATAGACCTTGTAGACGTTAACGGACGAAAGATCCGAATTCGACGTCTTAATGCGTTGGATCGCCTTCGCCTCATCAAGGCAGCGGGACCGGATTTGTCACAGAATGACACCTGGCTGAACATCGCCGCGTTAGCGGTATCCGTGATCGATATTAATAATATACCTTGCAGTGTGCCGGTAAATGAACGTCAGATCGAGGCGGCGGTCCTAGAATTAGGCGACACGGGCCTCGACGCGATCGCACGTGCACTAAACGAATCTGAAGCCGAATTGCCATTGAGCGCTCAATTGGGAAACGCCGATGGCACCGCGACCTTATAGATTGCTTATATCTAATAAGGAATGGGGTGCCATTCGATATGGCATTTGAAATGCCCGAGGACGAGCGTAAGTTGTTTATCGAGATCTTCGCATCGTTTGAATTAAGCGATCTGAATTAGGAGGTGGCGTATGCCAGCGGCGCTACTCAAACTAGGCACGTTTATTTTCCAGGACATGGAGGCGCCGAATGCGATCTTTCTCCACTCAAAGGAGCGCACTGCCAGTCACTCCTTAGGCGACGGATCGTATAGCGTCGACATGCTGGGAACAGAAACCGAGTCTGTTGATTTTTCGGGCGTTTTTCTGGGTCCCACGGTATCGTCGCGCGCATCGGAGCTCGATGCTCTGAGAGTCCTGGCGACCCCTCAGTGGCTCGTCTGGTCAAGTAATGCACTTCTCGTGTTAATTCGCAATGTGAGTCTCACGTATCTTTCCGATCAATGGATGAAATATAGCGTCTCCTGCATCGTAGTGCCCACAGTGGACAGGAGTGGCGTGACAATTGATCCCATGGCGGAATCAACCGCGGCACAGATTGGCGACATCGCTTCACTCATGATCGGCTCCGGGCAAACGTTGGTAGCAGCGAACGCCGTTTCAATGAGCACGCTTATCGACCGAAATTTTGACGTCGCACCTGTTCAGGATCTGACAACGACCGCATCCTTAATCGACAAGATTTCCTCCGCTTACGTCTCAAACGAGGGTAATTATCAAGTTCAAGTTGAAGCTTCTGCGTCGGACCGTCAAGCCATGATTGACCTGTTCATCGGATTTGTCTCGAAAATTGGGGCCCAGGCATGCCTCGGATTGGCTCAAAAGCGTTTGGAGGAAATAGTTATTCGAGCGATTAAAGTAAATTCGCAATGATACGATCTCTTCTCGTCCCGCCGGGAACCACGCTATTTCACCTGGCGGCTGCATACCTGGGTGATGCGACCTTATGGTCGCGGATCGCGGCGATTAATCGCATTGATAATCCATTTATGTCTTCTATATCAGAGGTGATAATCCCGGTTTCCTCAAGTATCTCCAACCGCCAGGGATGAGTTTATGCGATGGCAGACCTAAGCAGATCCCCACGTATTTCTTGCATTCTGGCGAGCAAAGCCGTAAATAATATTATTCATGCCGAGTGGTCTGTCGTGGGTGTGAGTAGGAGTGCAACCTGTCACCTCACGATTAGCACAATAGACGATGCAACTAATGGTAACTGGCTACTCTCCACGCCTTCTCCGGTAACTATCCAAATAATTTTCTACGCTGCTAATGGCGGCGAGAAGGTTTGCGTATTTATGGGAATAATCGATCAGGTCGTTGTTCAACCGCTGAAGAGAGTTCTGACAGTGCGGGGACGAGATTATTCTTGCCTCCTTATGGACACGCCACTTCATTCTTCATTCCTGAATCAAACATCAAGCGAAATTGCGTCATCCGTCGCGGAAAGACATGGGCTAATAGGTAGAATAACAGCGACAACAGCGCTAGTCGGCGCATACAGTGGTGATAATCATAATAAGATAATTCTAGAAGCACATTCTTCCGTCACCACCGAGTGGGATATATTAAGGTCACTTGCGAATCAAGAAGGATTTCAATTCTATATAAAAAAAGACACGCTGATATTCCTGTCTCCATCCGACAGAACTCCTGCTCACCATATGCTGACGGAGATCGATATCCAGGACGTCACGATTTTTCGAGACGTTTCAGAAGAAGGTGAATCGACAGCAATCGTGAAAAGCTGGAATACCTGGGACGCAAAGAAATATAGCAACGAAATCTCAACTACTCCAGCGCCGCAAGATAGTTTGGAATCACCGATGGTGCAGGTCGCGCCCAGGAGCGTCATTTTTATCCATCCTAACCTGGCGAATAGTAGGGTAATTTCTTTATCTCAACGGCTTCAGGCGGCAATTTCTACCCAGCGGCTCACAATTTATGTCTCGATGTTGGGCAACACAAATATTGATCCTCAGGATATGATATCAATTCCGGGATCATACTCAACCATCACACAGAATTACCGAATTGAATCCATCCGATATCAATTTTCGGCATCGGCCGGATTTATCATGCGTATCCGGGCAAGTGCGAACTTTAGTTGATATAATCGGAGACGAATTTTGCCGGAAATAGTGGACCTGCTGGCGAGGGTTGCCGGACGAGTGAAAACTGGTTTGGCACAGCCGCGTATTGGGATAGTGTCTTCAACGTCAGCCACTACCGCCACCGCGAAGGTTGTGTTACAACCGGAAGGCGTACTGACCGGATGGCTTCCAGTATTAGCATCTTGGGCAGGAAACGGATGGGGCATTTCATGCCCCGTGTCCAATGGTGATCAGGTATTGATAATTTTCCTGGAGGGGAGCGTGGACGCCGGGATCATAGTAGGCAGGCTGTTTTCATCTTCCGCTCGACCACCCTCGGCCCAGGCTGGTGGACTAATCATTGCCGATCAGTCTGGAGCATCAATCTCACTTTCAAATAATGGAACCGTAACTATATCGGGCGATCTTTACGTATCCGGACATATATTTGACTCCGGTGTTCGCGTGGCCACTGGGGAGATTACACCGCACATAAACCAACAAAAAAAATCGACCGTCCCTCAAACAGATGGAGCGTAGTAGCGCAAATGCTCGCGATAAAATTGGAGTGGGCTGGCGATCTTGAAATTGGGCCCACGGGCGATCTTCAAACACTTCCCGTATCAGTTGAAGTCCAGCGACGGGTCATTCGGCGTCTTCTGACCAACCCCGGCGAATATATATGGAACATTAACTACGGTGCCGGATTGGGAGGGTATGTCGGTACGGAAATCTCGCAGTTCGTAATCCAAAAGACGATTCGGCAGCAGTTGCGCTACGAGCCGTTGGTCGATCAGGTCCCAACTCCGAATATCATCGTCCAGGCGCCATCTCCCAACAAGTCACCTGAGGTCGCGGTGACGATAGGATACCATTCAAACGGTTCGCTCGCCCAAGCGCCGATTGCGCTCGGTATTGAGGTAAATAGCCAATGAATTTGCCGTCAAGAAGTTTTTCTGATCTGGTTCGCGATATGTCAGCCGCGATCACGGCCTCGTTCGGCGATCTGATTGACATGTCAGTTGGATCGGTTCTAAGAGCCATCATAGAAGCAAACGCCGCGATTGGGTTGTGGGCCCAATGGTTGATCGCGCTCACTTTACAGACTACACGAGCAGCCACGAGCGCAGGGATCGACCTGGATACTTGGATGGCCGATTTCTCGTTTTTCCGGTTACCAGCCCAGGCCGCATCTGGTACTATTTCGTTCTCCAGATATTCAGGCGGAGTAATCGCGCAGGTTCCCGCGGGAAGTCTGGTAAAAACAAACGATGGGTCGGTTGTTTTCCGAGTAATGGAAGATGTGGAAAATTCAGCGTGGCAGGCTTCGTTAGGAACCTACGTCCTGGCAACCGGAATATTATCGTTGGACTTGCCCGTTGAATCAATCGTCCCGGGTTTAATAGGAAATGTTGGCGCCAATTCCATTACGCTCTTGGCCTCCCCGATCGCTGGGGTCGATTTTGTCAATAATAATGGCCCTATTTTTGGCGGAGCAGACGCAGAATCAGATGATTTTTTCCGGTACCGATTCACTGCTTATATGGCATCACTGTCGCGGGCGACGATTGACGCTGTTCGCTATGCGATTACCACCGTTGGCTCGGATTTGAAATACATTTTGCTGGAGAATACCGACGCAGGTTTCCAGTTTCGGCCGGGAAGCTTACTGATCATTTGTTCCGATCCTTTCGGAAATCTGCCTAGTACGATCTTTAATGCTTTGACGGTGGCATTGAATGCGACACGAGGTGTGGGAACAGTTTTTTTTATTGTCCCCCCGTCGATCATATCGATTAATGTTAGTATGACCGTTACCTGGGTTGGCGAGCCAGTGCCCAAAAACGCAGCCGCCCTCATCACGATAGCGGTCTCATCCTATTTAGGTGGGATCGCCATCGGTGGGTTGGTATCACTTTCGCGCATAATTGAAACGGTCTATGCCACAACGCCGGGAATTAGCAATATCTCAAATATTACAATAAATTCAGCGAATGTCGACCTTCAATTAGAAGCTGATTTTGTCGCGATATTCGGTTCAGTCACACTGCGGTAATCATCCCCCGGAAAGGCCCGTGACTACCCAGGCGACATATAACTGCTGATGCGTCATGTCAGAACCGAGTGACCTCCCATCGTATTATAGTACCTCGACTTAGGTTCCTTGACCCGTATTCGCAACATTGTTCGAATCTGGTCCGGCAGCAAAGGGGACCGAATCGCGCGGTGGACCACCATCACGATTACTGGCTTCGACAGGTATGGCAAAACTACCCGCCGGGCGGGGTTCCGCACGAAAAATCTATCAGAGTCTGTCCGGAGTCATCCCGTTGCCCTGCCTGGCCTTCTTACCATCAGCCGAATTGATGAAAGCAAGATAAATGCGCGGGCTTTCCGATTGAGGCACTCCCAGTCCCTTGCAAGGCGCCCGCACCGATTGAGCCAGGCGAACGTTCGCTCCACCACCCAATGTTTTGGCAAAACCACGAATCCTTTTGCCTGATCGGAGCGTTATACAATTTCAACGTTCAGACCGGCCATGACCTTTTGACTGCCTCCTGGAACACCGGTCCCTGGTATCCGCCATCCGCGAAAAGCTTCACCAGGAAAGGGTACAGACCGAACAACGTCGCCATCACGATCCCGCCGCCGTCACGATCCTGAATATCAGCGGAATGAACAAGGACGTGCATCAGCAGGCCGGTTGTATCGACAAGGATATGCCGCTTCTTGTCTTTAATTTTTTTTCCCCGCGCCGTGCCCATGAGGATCAATGCAGATCCCCCTTTTTCCCCGCTCTTCACGCTCTGACCATCGATCACGGCGGCTGTGGGGCTGGCCTCTTTGTCCACCTGCTCACGGCATTTCATGTAGAACTGGTGGTGAATGTCTTCCAGCGTCCCGCCGTCAATCCATCGAGCCAGATAGTCATGAAGCGTGCCGCGCGGCGGCAGATCCTTCGGTATATCCCGCCACTGGCGGCCAGTGCCCAGGCTATACATCAGACCGTTCACAATCTCACGTATATCGACGGTGCGCTTGTTTCCGCCGGGTGGCGGACGGGATCAGAAGCGTGATCTCAGCCCATTCTTCATCGGTCAGGTCATGGGTGTAGCGGGGCCCGCCACGGTCGTGTCGAATACGGGTTTCTTCTGTCCACATTGAGCACCTCGCGGTTCGGTGCCACGCATAGAGTCACATGCGATTCGCGCCGGTCAAGCCCCTCAGCCAAGCTATTCTGAAGACTCAATTTGTTCCCGGACGAGCACTAAGACCTCGAGTTAATGGACATAACATGGTACAAATGAATGTCTCTCGTACAAAATTAATAGACAACCTCAGATCTCTTTTGCCACCTGCGTGGTTCGGATCGACTACGCCTGTTCTAAACGCGGTGCTCGGTGGCTTGGCAGAAGGCTGGCAACGGATCTTCACATTCTTATCCTATGCAATTCAGCAAGCTCGCATTAGCACTGCTACCGGTGGCTGGCTCGATCTTGCCGCACTGGATTTTTTTGCTGATAAAATTTTCAGACGGGCCGGCGAATCTGATTTAATATTTCGACACAGGATTATGATTGAGCTCCTTAGGTGCCGTTGCACGAGGAATTCGGTTGGTGACTATATTGCGGTTCTTACGGGCCGGGCTCCGGACATATTTGAACCCAGAAACCCCGGTGACACCGGATGTTACGGCACATCATTCGAATTCTCGAAAGCATCAATGGCGTACGGTCTTTTGGGACGCTGGGGAAGTGAATGCCTCCCATATCAATTCTTCATAACCGTCCGACGACCGATAGTGGTAGAAGGCATAAATATTAGCGGCTGGAATGAGAGTTTTGGCGGGTTTGAGCGTGGCGAGTTGACGTACTTGGCGGGCAATATGTCTTCGGTCCAGGTTACGGACAAGGAGATATATCATGGAATCACAAGAAGCATTCCCGCAGGTACAATTGCATGGACAGCCATTCAGCCTTAGATTTCACGATATATTAAGACAAAAGATTTTTTGGTTCAAATTCCAGCGCACACCTGTCCAAACATATGTCTCGGCAAGAGTAATAGGAAGTGAGGAGAATTTGGGCCACCGACGGCACCGTTGCGCATCCATACCACGATTTGACGGACTTGCGTGCCGACCGGGCCGTGCTGATTTGGACAGTCTCGAGTCCAGAAACCGATACAATGAACTGATATCGCGAAGTTCGAAGAATGGTCAGATAGACGGGCGGCGAGGACGATACAAGGCTCCCGACTACCGGCCGTTGGCGCGGTCGGGGTTTAGCTCGGTACCGGCCTTACCAAGCGACCGGTCAACCAACACATTTTTTTCGATTGACAAATATATATGGTCACAGGCCCCTCTCACAACTTCCTCATACGTCAGCGGTATCACTGGCCGCGAGCCCCGGGAGGCTGCGAGTGATCGCAATTGGTCAAAGCAGATATTCGTGGCCGGACCAAGGGACCAGGGGCCGAACGACCGATGGAGACGCGCCACCACGAGCGGCTCGGAGGAATTTCGAGAAGAGATTGGCACCCATAGCCAAGATAAGACGACGGTAGGCGGTGGCCCGGTGCGTGGCGAACATTCCGAGGACACATGGATCGAGGAAGACCGACGCCTCACACATGACAGCTACGCAACCTCCAATCTGGGAGGCAAGAGGCGTTCGAGTACCTATGCTGATGTCCGATTCCCGGATGATGTTGATCAGTTCGGGATCCCATACGCGCCTACAAATACAGAGACATTCGATAGAAAAATCTTCTTACCGGACAATTCTAATTCAAAAGAATCTAGTCCCGGTCGCCGAATAGAAAATAAAAAGTCTGACCAGTCTGATGAAAAGATAACCTCGACGAATGCCATTAGTGGAATGATTTGGATAGACACATTGTGCTTGAGCGAATGGCTTCAGACGTTTCTCAGAGACACCTTAAATGCAGTCGACCGTGAAGCTCGGTCAATTGATGGGGCAGGAGCGGGATTTCTGGATTCGTTCTGAGTTACTACTTAATGTATGCTTCGGACAACAGTTTATCGCTCTGCTCTTGAGACCTTTTTTATTTACCTTACTCGTCCTCCCATTTTCTGACTGAGTGCAACTCGTAACAAAGAATCGCATAACGTGTCCTGCCTTTACGAAAAGAATCGGACGAAGGCCTCCGGATTCGCAATATTTCGTCCGTCACTTTCCCGTTGCCTGAATCCCATTAACCACGAATCTCCTGGCATGAAACACGATACTCGAGGTAATCGATGGATCCGAACCAGCCCCTGGGCTTCCCGGACGTGAACCGCTTTCTGACAGGTCTGTTCGACGGAGACCTGCATGCCAAACACAAGCTGTCCCTGGCCAATGCCACCCTCGGCGTTATCGGAACTGCATCTTTAGAGATTCATACGATCGGCCAGGCTTGCCCTTGCAAAGGCGAGGGGCTGGCCCTGACACGCCGCCTGGTCACCAAACACGCAGTCAAACACGGCGACAGGCTGTTGTCCAACGAAGGCATCGATACCGACGCCGCCCTGCCGCATTGAGTCCGTTACGTATTAGGGGCGCGCATCAATATCGAGGTGGCGGTGGACTGGACCGACTTCAATGGCGACAAGCAAACCACCAACATGCTGTCACTGATCACGCGTCATGGCCGGAGAACCCCGCTGGTGCTGATAAAGGAACTAAAGTTCGATTACGTCATTCGATTCTGTGGCAACGGCGCATGGCGAGGAACGCACCACCCTTGGCTGGGTTGGTCAGCGCGGACGGGCCACGGCCCTGCGCGGTGCACTGATGACCGCCGATCCGATACCAGGAGGGAACCGTGGTCCCCTCCCCCCATCCCCTCCGCTCCGCTCCTCAGCCCAGACATCGTCAGGCTGAGGTGGGGAAGCAAGCTCGCCCGCCGAACCAGAAAGCATGGCTGACGGTACGGAGGCCGGGACCGCGGGAAACAACTCCCTCAGGGCGGATCAGTTTTGAGCGCCGATAGTGGGTCAATTTTCAACGGCGATTGACATTCGTCACCGGGGTGCGCCCGGCGCGGCGGCTGACGAACTCCGTGAGAATGCCATCATAGCAGCGAACTGAGGCAATGACCTAACAATCTATTCAGGCGCGGGGTTTGTCACATTGCCGCGCGCCGGCGGCCGGTACTTCTCTCACTCGCCACATGCTTCGGCTCCATTAAATATGGAAATAGACTCCGTAATCTTGATATTGGGCCAGAAGCACGAATACCTCTATCATTTCGTCATTTCTTGCATTCCGAATTTCTGATTGTCAGGTCGGACAGGCACATTTTCTTCGAGGTTTTTATGGATCGCAGTCTTGTCTATCCCGGTGCGATACCGCTTGATACCGATTTATTGACAATTAATCGGAATATCATGGTCGCATTTGGTTACCTAATACGTCACGTAATCGGCACAGACACGGCCGTCGACGGACTTTTGTGCGGCCCAACAGTACCACCTTCCTTGTCAGTTCAAGTCAGTGAGGGTAGTTTGGTCAGTCTGTCAGTGATCGACAGTTCACCATTTGGCTCACTCCCGGCTGAGCCCACAACGCCATTGATGAAGATGGGCATCAATGTTGTCCCTCAGATATTTAATCTTCTGCCACCGATGGTCCCAGGTCAATCAATTGATTACCTGATTCAGGCCGCCTTTCAAGAGGCCGACGAAGGATTAACCGTTCTATCATATTATAATGCCGCTAACCCGAGCCAACCATATAGTGGACCGTCAAACTCAGGCTCGCCACAAATCACCGCACGAGCTCAATCGGTTCAATTACAACTCAAGACTGGCGTTCCCTCGACAACCGGAACCCAATTGCCGCCAGTCGCGGATCAAGGTTGGATTGGGCTCTATATTGTTTCTGTATCGTTTGGAGATTCGGCAATCAATGCGGCTTCGATTGCGAAAGTGGCATCAGCACCTTTCATGAATTGGAAGCTTCCGGCTCTCACTCCAGGCTTCGGCTCAGGGGTAATGACATTTCAGTCCAATGGTAATTTCCTCGTACCTCTGGGGGTAACGCGCGTTGAAGTTGAAGTGTGGGGAGGCGGATCAGGGTCATTCGCGTCCACCATACATTCAGCGAGCGGAGGTGGCTCTGGCGGCGGCTACGCCAGAAAGCGCATCGCAGGGCTCACACCAGGTCAGACTATCAACATAACGATAGGTTTGGGTGGCGCCGCCGGATCCGTCGCGGGCGCCGCGGCGGGGGGTGGTGGCACGTCAAGCTTTGGTCAATACTTAAGCGCGACGGGTGGTAGCTTGAATTATTTGGCATCGGCGGCCCTGCCTCAGAACGGTGCAACTCCCGGCGGAGTCGGAATTAATGGAGATGTGAACCTGACCGGCTCCGCCGGACAGGGCGCACTTCTGAACCAAGGCGGTATGGGAG